GGGTGATACTTTAGCTGCTTTACGAGCGTTTGTACCACTCATACCTGTATCGGGGGTTGTGACTATTTTAATTTTCATGTTGGGGTATTTATCCTCAACCCCTTTAGTACGAGACTCAATATCCTTTATGTCATCTTCTCTTCCTTCTCGACCTCCTATTACAAAGTAAACTGTGTCTTGAGGATTATTTTTCCCTAAACGAACAATATCACCAATTGGGGCCTTAGAAGGTTCAATTTTAACCTTCATTGGGAGGTAAGTTTGATAAATTTCCCAAATTAAAATTGCCTCAGCTTGGGTAATACCATCACGTTCACCACCCCCAACGTAAATTATAAATTCATCTATTTCAGGATTTTGTTCTAGAGCTTTTTTTATTACTTCGAAATGGCCAGCTGTAGGTGGTTTAAATCCACCCCCATAAGCAGCTATTATTTTACTATTTCCTTCATTAAGGATACCATCTACTAAAAATTTAGTTAATTGATTCATTATGAACGTAAAAATTGTGCTATTCGCATTTGTGCTTCTTCTTTAGACATTGTATACTCAATTACATCATATACAAAGTCATCACTTAACATAGCTTGTATTTCTTTTTTATCTTGAGCATTCCGCTCATCTGATTTCTTCTGTTGAGCTGGTGTTTTAGGTTTGGTGCCTGTTGGTTTAAATGGGTCAAGATATTTTTTAATAATTTTATCTATATCTTGCATTCTATCATCTAATGTATTAGCTACAGCAACAAAATTGTTTCCAAATAAATCAGCATATTTGGGTAAATTTTCTGTTACATTTTTCCAAGTACGCATTACAATTGCTGGGGCTAAACTTCTATCCTCACCACCTGATTTCTCATATCTATCTTGGTTTTGTCTTAATGAGCGTTCTAAATCAGTATAAACATAAAGCATAAATACATCATACCCTGCTTCTTCTAACTGTTGTTTTAATTCAGCTGTCTTTTTATATGAAGCGGCAGTACCATCTAAAACAAATGATTGTTTACCATCAATTACACTTTGCAACTCACCTTTAAATTCCTTGTTAGCTGCAGCCATTGCTTTAGCTTGTTCGCTTCTTTCTTCGGGAGTTGCATTTTTAAGATCTAAAGATACGTTAGCTTGTTTAAGTTTATTAATAAATGTATCATCAACATTCATTATTTTTAAACTACCTAAATCTAAGCCCTTTAAAACATACCCTTTACCAGCACCAGGGGCGCCAGCAAGGATTATAGCTTTTGGGTTACCTTGAACTTCTTTTAAAAGTTGAGTTAATGAAATCATCAATGTGTTTTAATATAAATATCACAACTTTCGTTTCACTTGCGTTTTAAATTGGGTAAATATGGGTTTATGGGTTGGGTTTTCTAGATCAAACAATTTTTTAACTGTTTTAAAAATATCAAGATTTTCTTCTTGGGTGCGTTTTGATTCGTACATTTCCCATCCTTTACCTTGCATTTTACCACTTGCACCTTTACGCTTGTTAGATTTTAGCCAAAGAATACCATAGCGGTTTGCTTCTTTACCATAACATTCTTTATACATTTGACCATAAACGGCTGCCTGTAAATCATAAGTTGTCTGTAAATTATTAGATGTTTTGAAGTCGATAATCCAAAGCTCACCATCAATTTCACAAACCATATCACAAGTACCTGCTACTTTAAGTTCATCTGAAAATAGGTGTACTTCGGTTTCAATTAGGGTAGGATTGTATTCTTCCCACCATTCAACAAAACGTAAAAACATTTGCCAAACATCTGGGTGGTATATTGGGCGACCGTGAGGGCCTAAAAAGTTTAATTCTTCCCCGTTTAAATAAGCTTCAATCATTTCGTGGACTTGCGTACCTTCTTCCCCTGCTTTTTTAACAATATATTCGGCAGAATAACCTACTTTTTTTAGCCAGTCTTCAAAATACTTACCTTTAGGATAAGTTCCTAAAACATAAGTTACAGATGGATAATACTGCCCGTTACGTCTATAGTAACGTGAGTCTGGCATAGTGATTTGTTTTGCATCCTCAGAAATTTCTAAGATGCGGTCGTAAGACTTTTTAATGTTTCTCTTACTCATAAAAGTTGTAGTTTGCGCTCCATTAAACCATACTGATCAATTGGATACGTTTTTTGGATTAGTTTTGTGAAATTCTTAAACCCCATTTCACTTGGGTCTTTCCCATCTAAGTCCATAAAATAGACTTCTTTACCTTGATTCATAAAATATTCAGCAAACTTGAGGGCTTGCTTTTGAGCGTCTGTATCTAAAGCAATGTATATTTTTTTTACTTTAGATGTGACGATTTTTTTCATTAAATTTTGTTGTATATTTTTGCCTAATAATGGAATAGCATTTCTTTTAATGGCTATGGCGTCAAATGGTCCTTCGCATAATATAAGCGGTATACTCCAGTTTATAAACAATTCAAATGGTACAATATCGCGTGATGTTTCCGGGTTACGATATTTTACAAATGGTTCTTTTTCAAATGAACGACCTGTAAAATAATTTAATTTACCTGCTTCATCATAAGATGGAATAATAACCATTTTAGCATAACGGCCAGTTTCACAATACCCTATATTATATTTTTCAATATCATCTTTTGTAATACCTCTAGCTTTTAGATATGAGAGGGCGTGGCGAGCAACAATATCAGTAGATCCCAAAACAGATTTGAATTCGTCTGGGAGTTTAAGATTAGTAGATTTATCAGGTTGTTTAACTTCAATTTCACTTCCTATAAGTTTAGTTAATTCTTCAAATTTTTCAGATGATGCCCCCATTTTTTTAAATATTTGGGAGACACGACTACCTTTTTTATCACAAGCCCAACAATGCCAAGGATTATATCCTTTTTTATGTTGAGTAAAGTTAATTTCTAATTTTGGTTTATGGTGGTTGCAGTAAGGACAGCTATAAGCTTTATTACCTCTCGCTGTTCTTTTTCCTGCACCTAAGACAGAATCTACTAGATTTACAAGCAGTTCATTTATCATAACCCCCAATATACGAAGTGTATTTTGCTAATCAAAGTCTTTGGTAAAGAACTTTCCAAGAATATTATCATTATAAAATTCATCTGGTTTTTCTAAAACTTGATACACCATTTGGTATTTTACTTCATAATAAGTTAATAACTTTTTTGTAGGGGCACAAATTAAAATATGACGTTCAAAATTTTCTAGAGGTTCTTCTTTCATTACCTCTTTTAAATATTTGTTAGAGCCCCAATATGTTTTCCAATCTGATTCTTTTTGGACTATTTTATGTGATGGTTTTCTACCGGGTTGACCTTCATATAAAGCTAAATCTTTTTTGGTTAATTTTTGTTTGCGGTTGTGAAATAATACTTTTTTTCCAATATAAGCTTTACCTGTTATAGGGTGGGTTATTTTATAAACAAAACCGTAAGTATTGTCTGGAAGGTTGGATATTTGTTTAATTTTTTTATTTTGGTAAATCCAATCCATTAAGTATCAAAATTTATAATTATTGTAGTATCTATATATTGAGAGATTGGGACTGCATTTGATAATTTTCCAACTACTAGTAGTTCATTTTGTTCATTGTATAGTCCTACTGTAGTGATGTAGGGGGTAAAAAATGAACCTGTTACATAATCATAATACACATCGTCTAAACTTCCAGATAATAAGGTTGGGTTTAGTGAATATTGAAATTCATTTTCATTAATTGTACATTTATATTGATTTTCATATATAGTAATTGATGAAGAAAATTTTATTTGGAGGTTATCCAAATTTGCACTACCACTTAAAGTAACATCATTTCCTAAATCTGTTAATGATTTTGTAGTAAAAGTAGCTATACCATGAGAGTAAAAAATTTGCCCTACAACCTCATTTATACTTTCAGATGCAGATCCAGAAATAGAATTTATTATTAAATTCCCATCCCCATCATCTACAACTCTAAGTCCTAAACCCCCAGATGAAGTATATGTAGTTTCAAATGTAAAAGGAACAATATTCTCTCCAAATAATTTTGCAGGAATCGAAATCGCAGATAATCTACTACCTGTTCCTGAACCTGTGGGGAAATATCTAGATTGGGTTACTGTTGATTGAAGATAATTATCAAATATTGGAGCATTAATAGGACCAACAAATCTGTCATCTTCTCTTGTAACACCCGGTACTATACTTTGTGTTACTGCATCATCCCCCCTACTTGAAGTTAAATAATTAGTATAATATAGTTGTTTTATACTATTATAAACTCCCGTAGTGTTTTGAAGATATACAAATCCTGTTGTAGTTGCTGAGGATGATACAAATACACTAGATGTTGGATTTTCCCCATAATAAACTTCAATACCTACATCAGATGCTGTTAAAGCTGTACCCGTAAAGTCAAAACCTTTTTGAGCATTAAATGGAGTTATATAAACATCCTTAGTTGTAAATTGTTTGAATGCACTCATTCATTTTAAAAGTCTAATTTTACTCTTACGAGCAACTCTTTAGTAAAATCTTTTTGTAAGGGGCGTGATAATTTAGCTACAGCTAATAATTCACTGTTATCGTTATATAAACCTACAGTTGTAATATAAGTTTTAGGATTATTAATAAATGAACTAAATAATACTTCCCCAGTTGAACCAGAAATAAATGATGGGTTTGCTGAAAAATTAAATTCACTATTTCTTGCTCTAACAAAAAGGTAATCTGAGGAGAGGGTTTCTTTAGAATTTAAAGTAAACCCATTACTACTATCTCCTGATAGGTTTAAAGCATCAATAATTTTTCCTTGGTTGAATGAAGCAGAATCAAATGAGCGAGTTGTATTCAAACCAATACCTTCAGCAGATATAAAAGAACCATCTAGGGCTTCACCACTTAATAAAATTAAACCTACATCTGGTAAGAACCAACCATAAGACCCAGAATTGGAAGTCCACCCATTTGCATTAACTCCTGTAAAAACAGTACCTGCTGAACCTGATACTAGATTATATCTTCTACCAGCATCTGTAAATACAGCGGTATTGAGTAAACTGCTATCATCAGTAAGAACTTGTTGACCACCTGAACCCGAAAGGTAAAGAGTCATAGTTCCTGGGAGTAGGGATTCTTTATAACGGGCTCTTTCTACATTTATAACATAAAAATAAGATGAGGTTTGATTTCCAAAAATGAAATTTGCATTTTCATCTCCTAAAATTAAAGTACGATATTGACCATAATTTGTTTTAGTTGGTGAAGAGCCTGTTACTAAGTTATTATAAAAATTACTTCCACTACCTTCGATATCACAATAAGCTACACTAAACTGTAAAGCAGCTGTATCATCAGTTGAAGCTGTTTGGTAAACATCATAGTAAAACTCAGCATTATTACTTACTACTTGGATTGAAGAAGTATAAAATTCAGTTAATGTAGGGGTATTATTACTCCTGTAGAAGTAACAACATCATTACTTATTATTAAATCTTCTGGATCAAATTTTTTAAATCCCATAATTTTATTTTTATTCTATTTTTATGCTGCGGTTGTATTAGCTTGTTTTATTGATTGATTGTTACTGGAATTTGTACTCTTGCTCCACTATTTCTACCTATAACTGTTAATGTAGCATATAATGATGTTTGAGTTCCAAATAGTGTATTAGCACCAGTTGCTGTTAAAGATAAAGTTGTACCAATTACTGTTTGGGAAACATCAGTACCATTAGTAACTGCTGTAACATTTGAGTTTAATTGGTTAGCTGCCGCTGTATCAGTTCCCGTAGCTTGGAATGTTGAGAATAATCTAGCATCTGAAATTGTAAATGTATAACCTGAAGATTCTGTAGTTTTGTTATTATTTAAATAATTTAGAGTTTGGGGAGTGATTAATGCAGCAGCTGTTTGTTTTAATACTATGCTTTCCGAACCAAGTGAAATGGTTGGCATTTTAGATGTACCACGAGGTAAGGTAGCTAATTTATATTTCATGATTTGTGTTTCATCAGGAAATGCTTCTAAAAGAGGCATGTTTTCGATGGCTTCACCATAATATGCAGAACCTGAAGGGTGTGATGGGTTGTATAGAGTGTAATCTATTTCATCATCACCTAAAGCAAATTGAGTAATCTTAAAATTACCATTACCTTTAGCTAAA